TCACCACTCGGCGACGTTATACATGACAGTCGCGCCCTTATAACGCGCCCCATCGAAATGTGCAAGTGCCTCAAACCTGCCCTGCTCGTAGCCGACACTCATCAACGCCTTGCCGTCAATGACAGATGCTCCTGCCTTGATACGATGGTCTTTGCGCAGGTTGATCTTGTAGACGTCAACCTTTTGTTCCTCCGACGGCAGGTCTTTTCCGTCTGCATCTTTTGTGATCGGCGTGACCACAGTCCGGTCGGACTTTTCGCGTGCTGCTCTCGGCAGTGCCGGGCTGTCCTCCTTGATCTGCTGCTCGACGACCTGCGCAGCACGCTCCACCGTAGGAGCAGTGACATGGTACGTCACCGTAGGCGCACGCTGTCCCGCTTGTACGTCCGCAAGACGCCGTTGCAGGACCTCGGCGTTGCTCTTGGAGATATCAAGCTGCGCCCGCAGTGCCTTAACGTCCTGCGTCTGTTCCTGCGTCATGACAGTAGGCTTTTCTGTTGCGGACTGCTCCGATGCGGAGTGTCGTCCAACAGCGTATGCAACACAGACGATCAGTAGACACAGGATCACCAGCAGGGCTGTTTTTTGCTCTGTAACGAGTTGTTTTACCCGTTCAAACATAGTTTTCCTCCTTTCAGAATCTCCGCTCGTTTTTGCGCGTAGGTCACTCTGCTGCATAGTCGGTCACGCCGCGCGCAATGGCGCGTGCGAAGTCATCCTGCCTGTCACGCAGGAGCGTGGCATCCCCCTCGTGGTCGATGAATGCAAGCTCCACAAGGGCTGCGGGCATATTCGTCCGCTTGATTACCCAAAGATCAAGGCGATCTTTGAGCCCCCTGTCTGCGGTGCCGAGGCTGTCCACAATCTGCCTCTGGATGCAGTTGCCAAGCGCTCTGCCCGCACTGCTGCCCGGATGTACTTCCACTTCCGTTCCCTGCGCGCTGCCATTAAATGCGTTGCAGTGGATGCTGATGAAGATGTCTGCGCCGCTTGCGTTTGCGGTTTCGGTGATATCCCAAAGATCATCGCACTGCATATTACCGACGACGGTGACGCCTGCCGCCGTAAGGTAGTGCTCTACGAGGTCAGCGACGCTCTTTGCTACGTCGCACTCCCGGAGCCCGCACCCGCAAGCGCCGGGATCCGGATTGCCGTTCGGGGCGTGCCCCGGATTCAAGAATACTCTCATTTGTCATTTCCTCCTTTGATGCCGCCCTTTTTGCGGACGATCTCAACCAGTGCTCCCGCCTCCTCTACGCCTGAGCGCTGCATGTTTTCGAGGATTGAGACAAACTCGGTCAATGCAAGATAGCCGATTGCAACGGTTGCCGCAAATGCAGGCGCATGTGTCTTGAGTAGCATAAAATCAAGCATCAGCGCTGCCGCCACAACGCCGAAGTACGTGAGTATCTTATGCGTAAATCGTGTGCGCATCTCCTCGCTGCGGATATACCCCAAGCGGCGCGCCCGGCGAATCCCGCAGAATGACTGCCAAAACGTCGGCCGTTCTGTCCCGTAATCCATGAGGCACTTGCGAGAGAGGGACAGCCACTTAGTTACAAGGTCAAGACAGACCAATGCGACAAATGCCGCAAAAATCTGTGCATGATCTTCGGATGCAAGAGAGACCGCACAAGAGATGCTGAGCTTAAGCCCCCAACCCTCTTGCAGTTTCTGCAGTACCTGTGCCATAATTTCCACGCTCCTTAGCTCCTTTCTGAGCATACAAAAAGCCGCCATATACATGACGGCTGATCTGCGCTCCTTGTTATCCTTCGACGTGCTCGGCGAGATAGGCGGCTACGTCCTCACGGTATGCCTCGGGGACGACCTTCTGCCCTTCCTTCTTATCCTCCTCGGAGATTGCCCACGTTGCGCGACGTACGAGATAGGCATAGACGGGGATCATATAGCTCCATTTCTTCATTCTCCTTCACCTCCTTTCAGTGAGGCTTCAAGGGCCGCAATGCGTGCTTCCTGCTCCACGAGCCGCGCTTCCTGTGCCGCCATCGCCTCGAAGGCGGCAAGTCGTTCGGGGTCTATGTATGGCTCCTGCATCCCGTTGTCCTCGGGCGGCTCAGGTACTGGCTCGGGTTTTGGTCTCTCGACCTGCTCCCACGTGCCGCCGCGCCAGTAAATGTCATGTCCCTCCTTTGCGGCGGGTGGCTGCGTCACTGTCATATATGCGGGGATTTGCCATGCTCCACTGATCGGGCTGCGGTCGGTGTCGTCAAGGATGTGTTCGCCGATGTACTTGCCATCGGCGGCGTAAGCGTAGACTGTTTTTGTCATGTTACTCCTCCTAGTATTTGATCTGCGCGATCATGCTGATTGCGGGTGGTTGGACGGTGTCGCTGCGCCCGTAGATTGGATTGGATTTCGAGGCATCAAGTGTAACAATGCCCCCATAGACAGAGCC